TGCTTTTGTAGCTCATTAATTAAATTATACTTTTGTTTTCTAAGGAAAGTTCTATTAAATTTTTTAGAGTTATCTAATACTGTTTCTATAAGAACTGATGCTCTACTCTCATTTAGAGTGGGTGATTTTTGGATTGACTCATATAACTTGTATTCACGACCTAATTCACTTTTTACAAAGTATTTTTTTAGTAAATCTATAGCGGGAGAGTCAACACCTTTTAAAGTATCAGCAGTAATTTGTCTTACAAGCAATTCAAATAGTATACCTGTATTTTTAAATTTAGAATTCTTAATTTTCATCAAAAAAGTGTATTTAGTTATAAATATTAGTCCTTTAGTTGAGATTCATCCAATAAGGTACTGTCCTTTTTGTCTTGCTCAAATACCAGTTGTTTTTTATTTAACTGCTTAAATATATCCTTATTTTTCAGATATGTAACTTTAGCGGTTTCAAACTCTGATATAGATGATTTATTACTACCATCATTTTTATCTGTATCCTTCATGCGTTTTACACCTAAGGGATCTTTACCAAAGTTATTATCTTGTTTACCTCTACTGGTTATGGAATCTTTAGGTCTACCTAGTTTAGCATCATCATTATATCCATCAGGTACATTACCCGGATCTGAATACATTCTACCTTTACCATATAAGTTAGCTAAATCATGAGGTGTTCCGTATGATTGACCTGTTTCAACTGGATCATTACCTTCAGCTGCTATTTGATCTAATCTAAACTTACGTTTAGCATCTTCTCGAGTTAAAGCTCTATACTCATCATATTGATCCTCACTAAAGTGATAGATATTATGATAAATCCAATCTGATGGTACTAATCCTTGATCTAATAAAGTTCCAGCTAGTTCAGCTTTGGATTTAAGTAACTCAATTCTTTCTTGATCATATATGATTGAAGGAGTAGTCATTGACAACTCAAAGTTAGTTAAAGTTTCATCACTATATCCTTGTGTGTATAAGTGAACTAAAGCTATTTTGTTTAGCTCAGATAATAATATTCTTTGTATTCTATCTACTGTACGAGCAAATCTAATATCTTCTGCTGCTAGTGTAGCTTTACCTTCTATATTTTCATCATACCCTAAAAATGCTTTTGGTATTTTAAGTGCAGCAAATAGTTTATCTCTTAAATATTCTACATCTTGTATACCATCATAAGATAAACCAGGTGTAGTATCTATTTTAGTTGCACTATCATTTCCTCTAACAGGAATGTAAAAATCTTCAAGCATGTTTTGCATGTTATACTTTAAGTTATACTCACCTGTTTTTTCATCCATCATTGGGGCACGTTTCATATTTGAAACTGTTTTTTGCATAAATGCCTCTACCTCATTAGGAGGAATAGAACCTACATTTACATAAAATACTCTTTTTTCTGGTGCGCGAGCTATTCTATGGATTAACATTGCGTCTTCCATTAAAGCATATTGTTTATATAACTTTCTAGCTGGTTCAATATATGATCTACCATATGGTAAATAGTTTACATCTGCTACCATTCTAAAATGAGCCATTTCATAATTATCATATGTTACTCCTCCTCTACTATCATCTGAATCAGGTTGGTTAGGAGCATTATAATAACCATAAGAACTTCCAGCAAAACCATCTGGATTCCATCTAAACTTTACTTCAGAGGGATTATCTGGATTTTGTCCTTCTACTCTTTCAATATGATATGCTGTATAAGGAATAACATTATAAACTCCAAACTTTTCAGCTATTTCTAACTTTAAGAAAAAATCACCATATTTACACATTTGTCTAACCCACATCCACAGGTTAAATTCAATATTTAAAACATCATAAAATAGGTTGTATAATATTTTTTGAATATCTTCGTTTGAACTTCTAATTTGAAGTACCTCTCCCATATCATTTTTAAGAGTTGATTCATCAGCAATAATATCAAGCGCAGAAGCTATAATAGCGTCTTGGTCCATAACATCATATTCTGAATATAGTTGAGTTCTTAAGTATTGATAGTTAAGGTTAAATTGTGCTCCTAATAAAGAAGTAGGAGCAGTAGAATATACTCTGTTAAATCTATCTACTAAAGCATTAGTTTCAAACTCACCACTTGATTGGATATGACCCGAATCTATGGTTTTTAGTTGATTACCTCCAACGTTACGGATAACTACATCTGTGGAGAATAACTTTTTTAATCTTGTAAATACACTTTTATCAGCCATTTTTATATTTGCTTATTGTTATAAATATTAATCTAATAGCCAACGTATATCTTCTTTACCCTCAGGTGTTGGCATTGAATAAGGGTTTGGTACTGATGGATTAGATCCATAACCACCTTGGTATGGAGTTCTATTAACATGCATATTTTGTAATGCTTGTTTTGTCATATCAATACCTCTTTGACTATTTTTTAAAGCTGTATCCCTAATATACATCCCAATACCAAATGACATTACTAAATCATCATTATAACCAGTTTGGGCTTCAGGTCTACCGTTTCTCCAAATAAATGTTTTCATTTCTTCTATCAATCTTTTTGATTGTATAGTTACTCCTTTATCACTTAAATATTCTTGAAACTTACCTATAACCATAGGTCTAGTTTTTGAAGACATAGTGAATCCAGGGGTCATTTTTGAATGATCTTGATATTTGTCAAAATAAGAGTTAACATTTGAATACTCACTTTTTTGTGAATAATAAATGTTATTATAGTTTCTATCTAATACTGTTTGAATAGTAGCCCATCCTATATTTGCATTTTCTATTACTAATAATGCTTCATTATATTCAGTAGCTATACCTACTAATAAGTGACCATAATCTTTAGTACCTATTTGTCCTTTATATTCAGCTACTTGTACATTATTTTCAGTATCCATAACATGAAATGCTGAATAATCTTTACTATCACCTCTTGATACATCAGCTACTACTATATAATCTCTACTATAATCTGCTGTTTCCCATACCCATAGGTTTTGGTCAGCCCCTCTTCTTTCTATAGGATCTTTAATAAAAGATTTTTCATAATATTCTAAATACTCAGGAAAAAATACAACATCTCCAGATGTACTAAAATCACAATCACATTCTTGTGCCGCTAATCTAGGATCACCTAATAGTTCATCTTGTTTTTTCCTCCATGCTTCATCTCTTTCCGGATGAACATACCAAGGTAGTTTTATGGGTAAAAAATCATTTTCTGATGATTCTGCTCTTGACCAAGTTTGATGAAACCAGTTACCTGTACCATAAGGGGTAGATAATGCTATACATCCACCTCCTGTAGCTAGTGTTTGTTGAGCAGAAGCCCAAATCTCTCCAATATTATCAATAAATGCTGCTTCATCTATTAGTAGCAAAGATACGGCTTCGGATCTACCAGCATCACTAGAGGCTGAAGTTGCTTTTATTTGGGATCCATTTGTTAGCCTAAGATTTAGTTTATTATTTTCAGCAGCATCTACTTTTAACCATGAAGGTAAGTTTTCATACATAAACTTTACCTTTGTAACCATGTTTTTAGCAGTTTCTTGTTTTGTTGCTATACAAAGTACATTTTTATCTTTATGAAATGTCATTAACCATAATGAATAACCTGCACCTAAAGTAGATATTCCTAACTGTCTAGATTTTAGTACTATAGAATAAGGATTATCTCTAAATAAAGTTAATACTTTTTCTTGGAATGGATATAGATTAAATTGAATACGACCACGTTGTGGGTGTTGTATTTGACAATATTTTTTCATAAAATGTGCTGGATCTTTTGCACATTTAAGATATTCTTGTCTTATGACCTTTTTTAAATCTGACATTTAGTTTCCTGTTAACAACATAAGCACAACAACTATAATACTGGTTGTGATAGTCATTTTATTTTTGAGTTTTTGTTTTCTCAAATCATTTTGTAACTCATCAGATAAATTTTGAAACATTATTACTTGTGAATCTTTTTGAGATACAATGGAGTTATAGTTAGATATTTGTTGGGTATTAGTGTTTATAATACTATCCTTCAAAACTATTTTTTGGTTTAAAAGTGAAACTTTTTCTAAGGTAATAGATAACTCTTTTTTAGCTCCATCACCTTCTATAAGATCTTTAATTACTAAGCGTGCTATCTGTTCCTTTAGAGATACTCTTGTTGTATCTATCTGTGAAAAACTTTTCAAGCTCACTATTACTAAAAGAATCAACAGTGTTAACTTTTTCATTTATTCTGTATTTTAGATTACTTATTCTACTATTTCTTAAACCTATTTGTAAGTCTAATTTATTTACTTGTTGGTTTAAAGTATCTATTTTACAATTCAATCCACTATTAATTGAGTGGAGTGAATCAACTTTAGATTCCAAAACTTTTATCTTATTATTGTAATCCTCTAAATAACCTTCATTTTGAGAAGTAGTATATAACTTATAAAATAAAATAGCTATTGTTAGTACACATATGATACTAAAAACATTTTTTTTAAACCACATCCTTTTCTAATTTGTTTACTAGTGACTCTAGTTCTTTCTTTTTAGAAGTTTTTGATTTCAAAGTATCTTTAATCTTTTCTTTTTCAGCTTCATCATCGGCGGCACTATATTTTCTAGCTAATGATTTCATCTCAGTAGTAATATCTTTAAGAGCCTTAGTTGCTACATCAAGTTTTTTAAACTTACCTTTAGATTTCATAGCACTTTTTACTGCATCTTTATCGTCAATATCTTCGTCTTCACTTACAACTTTAATAACATCATCTTTATCAGCTGATGCTTTTACCTTAGCAATATTATCAGCGTCAGTTTCAATTGTAGCTTCAGATAAAGTTTTAAGGATTTGTTCTTTAATATATGATTTTAATGCTGATGTCTTCATTTTCAATAAGTTTGTTATAAATATGTAGTAGGTGTATTTTCCTCGATAAATGCAACTCTTTCCTCAACTGTTAAACGTGGGGGTATAGAAATTACATTTTTTGGTTCTGTACCATGATCCCTAATCATTTGTTTAATAGTAAAATCTATTTTATTTCTATAGTCTTTATCTACACATCTTACCCCATTATCTTCCAACTCAACACCTTCCATAGGTATATAAAAGATATAATCATATTCACTAATAAATCTTTTAGCATAACTTTCAAATAACTTTTTATCTCTAAAGTTAATAGAATCTGCTTTAAAAGTAAATGATAAAACATCTATTATAGTCCTATCAGTGATTATATTTTCATTTAATAGCTCAGCACAGCGTTCAGCTAAAAATACAGTTTGACCTTTTAGGGTAGAATCAGTATTAAGTGGTATACCTAAATCACTTAGATATTTAGATCTTTCAGTAGCAAACTTATAATGTTTGAACTTATTTGATTCTTTGAGGGCATCTACAAGTGTAGTTTTACCTACACTCATTGTACCTGTTAGTCCTATCTTCATATATTAAGCAAAAGAAGAAGCGAATAATGGATTTTTAGCTGGAGGTAGACCTATTCTATCTCGTTGTACTTCTTTCCATTCATCAAGTGGTAAATGTCTACCATAAAGATAATATTCTTTTTTACCATCAGCTCTAACTATAGCTGGTCCATCCCAATCATGAAGTGTATTGTTAAATGTTTTAATAAAATCACCTTCAGGAGTTTTAAACTCTCTGTAATTCCATTCTTCATCTTTATTTTTCATATAGTTACTTATTTATATTTACTTAAATATACACTAGATATCTTAGATATCCAAATCTTTTAATATATATTCTGCTGCATATGTTCCTTGAGCGCCACTAACCGTTATACCACGCGCACTTAACGCATCACCTACAAAGTGTACATCAGGGTATGTATTTAATGCTAAATTAGTATAATCAACGAGTGGTTCGGGTGATAAATACTTAACCTCAGGTATGTAAACACCCCAATCATCTTTAAGTGTTGGAAATACTTTTTTCATATCTTCAATAAAATCAATAATATATTGAGCATATTCACCTAATGAATCATGTAATGGATTTAAATCATCTACTTGTATTGCTGATACATCATTGCCTTCAGAAGTTGTAGATGGTTTACGTGTTGGGCTATAATATGTTCCTGTGTTATCTATTTGTAGTTTTTTAACAGCATCTCTAGACCAAACAAATGGATCATCAATACCTTTGATTTCCATTAGTATACCAAAGTTAGTCATATCATTTCTAAATGATTCATCTTTTTTAGCATGACCATTGTAGCTATGATCTCCATAAGTTTCCTCTACAGCAACGTATGCAGCATTATTATTAGTACAAAATGATCTAAGTGATACACCTTCTTCTTCAAATCTTTTATATAGTTTAAAATCATAAGATACATCAATAAGTTTTTGAAAGTGATGTTGTGGTGCCTCAAATCTAACACCTATTTGTACTGATTTAGCTTCAGTTGGTAAGTTATATTGTTCAGCTAACTGTTTACCAAAGTCAATACCACTTTTACCTACACCAAAAATAAGTTTATCATAAAATAAACCATCATCATCCATATTAGCAAACTCAGGTTTAACTGATTTAAAAACAACTTCATTTGTTCTAAAGTTAATACTAGATACTTTTTGTTCCCATATAAACTCTACACCTTTAGATACTAAATAATCGTACCAGTTTTTACCTATTTCATGTAAATAATCTGTACCAACGTGCCATACTGGGAATAATCGTAATCCAAAATATGGTTTAATAAAATCAGGTTCAGCTTGAGGATCAGAACATTGTACTTCCTCAGGTTTAGGGTGAAATCTTTTAAAGTTATCTATTACACTATCAAATAACTCCATAGCCTTATCTCTGCCACAGTATTTAGATAGTTGACCTCCAATAGAGGTATGATATGTTAGTTTACCATCACTCCAACCACCTGCTCCTAAAAATCCTTCCATTACTTCAGAATACTCTCTTCTGTATGGGTCTTTACCCATATCAATAATAGTAATTTTACCATCAAAGTTGTTATCAACTAGTTTAGTAGCAGCATTTACACCTGCTACACCTGCTCCTATTATTACAATGTTTTTACTCATTTATTATTTGTTTTATACGTAAATATACATAAAAAAAGTGGCTTCTCCAAATAGGAGGCCACAGATCTCATGTTGTTTATTATTAAAATCGACTGGCTATGAATCAGTCTGTATGTATTTTTACTTTTAAATTTGTTGTTCCTTTTAGTACACGGTGTACTTTGTTTATGGGTATAAATATACTATCTCCTTTAACAACATCCAAAGGTAATTCATTATCTTTTTGAATAGCCCAACCTT